GCAAGCCGGTGCGCACGCCGCAAGGGTTTTTGCGCGTGCCAGCGTACCTCACGCGGGTCGGCGTCTTCCCGTACCGGCGCCCGGACGGCTCCATCGTGCGCGAACTGCGTCCGGAGAGCGAAGTCTTCCATGCCGATTCGATTGCCTCGCTCGGATATGCGCCGGTCACCGACCTGCACCCGACCGAGATGGTCTCGCCGAGCAACGTGCGGAAGCTGGCGATCGGGCATGTGAGCGCGGTGCTCCGCAAGGACGGCAATCGCGTCGCCGGCGACATTACGATCGAAGACGAGGCGGCGATCAAAGCGGTCGAGAAGGGCGAGCGCCGCGAGGTGTCGTGCGGCTATCGCTGCCGCATCGACGAGACCCCGGGCGAGTGGAACGGCGAGCGCTACGACTGCGTGCAGCGCGGCATCGTTTACAACCACGCTGCGATCGGTCCGAAGAACTGGGGACGGCAAGGCCGGGACATCGCGCTGCGCGTCGATTCCACCGACGGCACCAGCGACGACGACCAGCAAACGTTTCGCCTCGACTCGGGCGATGCGGTGAATGCGGACACTTTCCCCGCGCCGGGTGAGCGCGGCGATCACGGCGACGACGACGACGCCGGCGGAGGAGACATGGATCAGGTCACGCTGCGAGTGGACGGTCTCGATGTGCAGGTGCCCAAGCAGTGGGCGCAGGTAATCGAGAAGGGCTTGAAGACGCGCGACGACTCGATCGCTGCGCTCACCAAGGAGCGCGACACCCTGCAGGGCAAGTGCGACGGTCTCTCCAAGGATCTCGACGAGACCAAGAAGAAGCTCGCGACCGCCGACGATCCTAAGCGCCTCGACGCCGCGGTGAATGCGCGCGCGACGCTGATCGAGCAGTCCCGTCGCGTGCTGCCGCCGAACCATGCGTTCGAAGGCCAAACGCCGCGCCAGATCCACGAAGCGGTGCTCAAGCGCCTCGACGACAAGCTCGACCTCACCGGCCGCAGCGACGAGTACGTGATGGCTCGCTTCGATCACGCGATCGCTTCGCTCGGCGAGAACAAAGGTGCCGGTCGCAACGACGCGCTCGACGAAGCGCGGCGCGCGATCACCGGCGGTGGCACGACCGGAAACCAAGGAGCGCAGCGCCAGGACTCGAAGCCGCAGCTCGCGCCGTGGCAGCAACCGCTCGCCATCTCGAAGGACACGCGCCACTGAGGGGCCGCGATCGCTCTCACCCCGCACCTGAGGAGAACCACGAATGCAACTTTCGTATGATCTCAACGCTCCCGAGGCGGTCCTCGGGATGATGACCGAGGACTTCACGCGCTACGTCGACACGGTCATTCCGCAGGTCGGCGTGAAGACGGGCGTGCTGCTCACCGCCGACAAGACGTCGGGCAAGGTTCGCAACGCAGCGAAGCTGCCGGCGGCGGCCGGCGATGTCGTGAAGCCGAGCGCGATGGGCATCGTGCCGCTCGACGTCATGCGCGACATCATCCCCGCATCCGACGGCACCGACTGGCCTGCACTGCGGCCGTGCCCGGTGCTGCGCCGGGGGCGCATCTGGGTGCTCGCCGAGTCGGCGGTCGCGCGCTGGACGTATCCGTACGTGCGCTACGCCTCGGGCGCCGGCGGCTCGTCGCTCGGCGGCTTTCGCGCGGACGCGGACACGTCGACCGCCGCGCAACTCACCAACGCGATTTACCTGACCGACGCGGACCCGGGCGCGCTCGTGCTGCTGGAGATCGACCTCTTCTGATCACGGTCGTCAGGGGACCCGAAGGAGATTCGAAATGCTGATCAACTCGCAAACGCTGGCACCCTACAACCGCGACCAGATCGCGATCGAACTGGCGCGCCTGTCGATCGACCGCCTCGACGCAGCCGAGATCGACCGTGTGTACCGCGCGATGATCGTGCATCGCGCAGAGATGTACGGGCCGGATCGTCTCGACGCCAACGAGTCGGCGATCCTGCAGCTGCAGCTCGAGCAGATGCGCTCGCGCACGATCGACATCCTGCGCCCGCAGTTCAAAGCGCGGACGCTGGTGCCGGTCACCTCCGAAATCGATCCGGGCGCCGACTCGTGGGCGTACGCGGTCTGGGATCGCGCTGGCATGGCGAAGATTGTCGCCAACTATGCCGACGACATTCCGAAGGTCGCTACGTTCGCGAAGAAGTACACGCATACCGTCGAAACGCTCGCGCTCGGCTACGACTGGTCGTGGCTCGACATGAAGAAGGCCGCGCGCGCTGGCACGCCGCTCAAGGCTCGCAAGGCTCAAGCGGTGCGCGACGGTTTCGAGCAGCGCATCGAAGAAATCGCAGCGATTGGCATCAAGGACACGGGCGCGACCGGGTTGCTCAACAACCCGAACGTGCCGCAGATCAGCGTCGCTGCGCCGGCTTCGGGTTCGAATGCGACCTGGGGTGGCCCCGACAAGACGCCGTACGAGATCCTCGGCGACTTGCAAGCGGCCGAAGATTCCATCTTGCTCGGCACGAAGATGGTGCATCAGCCCGACACTCTGGTGCTGCCGCTCGCGAAGTGGCGCTATCTCGCGAACACGCCGCTCTCGACGAATGCTGCGGCCAACCCGACCGACACGAATCTCAAGGTGTTCCTCGAGAAGTCGGCGTACATCCGCAACATCGACTGGTGGCTGTACTGCGACACGGCCAACAATGGGTCCCCGCGCGCGATCATGTACAAGCGCGACCCGATGGTGGTGCACCTCGAGATCCCGCAAGAGCAGCAAGAGCTGCCGCCGCAGGCGAAGAACCTCACGTTCGAGATCAACTCGGTCGGCCGAATCGGCGGCGTCGCGTGGGAGTACCCGCTCGCTGCCGCGTACATCAACGGCCTCTGATTTCCGCAGCGGAAGCCGGGGCGTCGTGTGCGTGCGCACGTCGCCCCGGCTGACGCCTTTCAGAAACCCTTCGCTCGGAGGTCGACATGGCGACGGACAAGAACACGGTTCGCATCGAGAACAAGACCGCGCACATCAAGCACATCGCGATCGGCAACGGTCAGATCATCACCGTTCCGCCGGTCGACGGCGGGGGCGTCGAGGTCCATTTCGACAGCGACGGTGAGCGCTCCGCGTTCCAGCGCGCGCTCGAGACCCCTCAGGTGAAGAAGTGGATCGAGGCCGGCGAGCTCGTGATCGGCGGCAGCAGCGGCAACTTCAGCCGCACCGCACCGACCCAGCCGACGCAACCGATCGCGCAGCCCTCAGCGGCGCCGCCGAGCAACGAGCGGTACGCCGCCGAGCCCGCGCAGGTGACCACGCGCAAGACCAACCGGGAGTGAACCGCCCGTGGCCGTTACCGTCGAGCAGATCAAGAGCGAGTTCCCCGAGTTCGCGCAGACGGACCCGAGGCTCATTGCTGCGAAGATCGCCGACGCGCAGGCCCGGTTGAACCAGAGCGCATTCGGACCGCTTTGGGACCAGGCGATCAAGTACCGAGCTTGTCACTTGATCGCCATGTCCCCGAGCGGCGAGTACGCGCGCTTGTCGGTCAAGGAACAAAGCGTGGACGGCGCGACGACGACGTACGAGCGCGAGTTTCGCAAGCTGGTTCGCTCCATCTCTGGGCCGATGGTGGTGTGACATGCCCAAGAGCGGCGGCCTCAAGATCACCGACAAGGACAAGGGCTGGAGCGAGCTCGCAAACAAGGTCCTGAAGCTCTCGACGCAGGGCGCGTACGTGCAGGTCGGCGTGCTCGGTGCCGAGGCTGCCGCGAACCACAACAAGGCTCCAGGTCTTACGGTCGCGCAGATCGCCTCGGTGCACGAGTTTGGCCGCGTGATCCACACCAAACGCGGCGTCATCAACATCCCCGAGCGCAGCTTCCTGCGAGCGACCATCGACATCTTCCACGACGCCATACAGAAGCGCGCGACGATGCTCGCGACCGGCGCGATGCTCGGGAAGTTCAGCGTTGGCCAGTCGCTCGCACTGCTTGGCACGTACGCGGTTGGCGTCATCAAGCAGCGGATCGCCGACGGCATTGCGCCGCCGAACTCGCCGCTTACGATCGCGCGCAAGCGCTCGAGCAAACCGCTCATCGACTCCGGCCAGCTTCGCGGGTCCATCACCTACCGGGTCGAGGCATCGTAGTGGACTGGGAGAACGTCCAGGACGCCATCAAGCGCTGGCTTGCCGCTGTCAGCGGCATGGCCGAAGCACAGATCGACTGGGCCGGTGAGCCGGTTGCGCACCGCGCGTACCCGTTCGTGTCGCTGCAGCTGATTCACCAGCAAGGCGAGCGCGGCACCGACGAGCTTCGATACGAAGAAGGCACCAATGGCGCTTTGACTCCGACCATCGTCGGCAATCGCCAGGTGACGCTGCTGGTCACCGTCATTTCGCGCAACCACTACGGCGTGAACAAGGCGTACTCGGTGCTCGATCGGCTCCGTACCCAGGTGTTTCTGCCATCGGCGCTTGAGATGTTCGAGTCGATGGAGCTCTCGGTGCGCGACGTCGGCGCGACGCAGAACCTGCCCTCGTCGAGCGAGAATCGCGACCTTAGCGCGGCGAGTCTTTCGATCGAGCTCGCGTACACCGTCAGCGAGACGGACTTCACGCTGGTCGAACCCATCGAGAAGGTCCAGCTCGGTGGTGACGTGGAGTCGATCGGCACGATCCCGGATCACGATGTTCCTTGAGGAGGAAGCCCGATGTCGACTGTCAGCGAAGTCATCACAACCACCATCGAGGTCAAGGACGCGGCTGTTTCGCAAACGGGCTTCGGCGTGCCGCTCATCGCGGCGTCGCACAACTACTGGCCCGAGCTCGTGCGGACGTTTCAAGACGCCGATGAGTTGCTCGCCGATGGGATCGAGGTCCCTGCGACGCACCCGATCTATCTCATGGCGCGTGCACTGAAGGCCCAGACGCCGAGTCCCGACCAGTTCAAGGTCGGCAAGCGGACGGGCACCGCGCAGCAGATCGTACTGCTCACTCCGCTGAACGCTGCCGTCGGTGCGAAGTACTCGTTCTCGATCGACGGGGTGGCGTACAACATCACGAGCACCGGCAGCACGGCGACTGCGGTCTCGACGCAAATCGGCGAGGCGCTCGCGAGCGTCGATGGCCTGGAGGTCACCGCTGCATCGAATGCCAGCATCAAGTCGATCGACGGCGCGCGCCACAGCTTCGAGGCGTTGTCGAGCAATCTCACGATCAAGGAGACCACCACCGAGCCCACGCCTTCGGTGGCTGCCGACCTGACGGCGATCCGCGCAGCGGATGGCGACTGGTACGCGTTGCTGATGGACGCGAATGGCGCGGCCGAGATCGAAGCAGCGGCGGCATGGGCGGAGGCTCAAGAGCAGCGCGTTCTGCTGTTCGTCACGACGCAGGACTCCGAAGTGCTCGCGGTGCCAAACACGGGCGTTGAGGGTTACGTGCCTGACGTCGGCGAAGCACTGCGGCTCGCCGGCTACAACCGCACGGCGATCATGTACCACCACAGGCCGCAGTCGCAGGAAGCTGCGGCAGCGTGGGTCGGTCGTGTACTGCCGAAGGCGCCGGGTTCAGCGACCTGGGCGAACAAGTCGCTCGCTGGCGTCGACGTGAGCACGCTCGACGACACCGCGCGCGCCCAGCTGACTGCGAAGAACGTGAACTACTACGTCGCAGTGAAAGGCGTGGGGTTCACGCTGCACGGAGTCGCGTCGTCGGGCCGATTCATCGACATCACGCAAGGCATGGACTGGTTCGAGGCGCGGGTGCAGGAGCGCATCGTGGGGCTCTTCGCGAACAACGACAAGGTGCCATACACCGACAACGGCGCCGAGCTCGCGCGCGCGCAGGTCGTCGCGCAAGTGCTCGAGGGGATTTCGTCCGGCGTGATCGACGGCGACTCGCCCTGGAGCGTCACGGTGCCGCTGGTGGCGGCGGTGAACCCGAACGACAAGATCGCGCGCAAGCTGCCGGGCTTGAAGTTCCGCTTCGTGCTGCAAGGCGCGGTGCACAAGGTCGAAGTGTCAGGGACCGTGCTGGTCGCACTCTGAACGGGAGAGGCTCATGGGATTCAAGGCTTGGAACATCCGCGACCTGTCGATCTCGCTCAACGCGGTCCCGCTGGACGCCGGCGGCTACGGCTCCGACGAGGTCATGTCGCTCGAGTGGGCCGAAGACCAGTTCACCGTGTACGTCGGCGCCGACGGCGAGGTGAGCCGCGCCAATACGAACAACGGCGTCGCGACTGCGACACTGCGGTATGCGAACACCGCGAGCGCGAACGATCGGCTCAGTGCGCTCTTGCAAGCGGACCTCGCAGCGCCGAACGGCGCTGGCGCGGGCATTTTCCAAGCTCGCGACAAGAAGGGCCGGCTGGTCGTGCTCTCCGAGCGCGCGTGGGTGATGGGCTTCCCCGCCTACACCGCGGGCAAGACGGTTCAGGTCGTCGAGTGGAAGATCCAGCTCGCCGATGCGCGCGGCACGTTCATCGGCGGGCGGTGACGCATGGAGACGCGTGAGCGCAGGATCGGCGGCGTCGTCTATCGGCTGACGCTGTTCGGGACGAAGCAAGGTACGGCGATGCTCGTGCGGCTGGTGAAGCAGCTGGGGCCCGGCGCCGGGTCGTTCATTCTCGGCGTCGGGCGGCCGCAGCGCGCGGAGGGTGAGACCGCAGTTGCGGCGGCGCTCGCGCAAGGCGTCGGTGAAGCGCTGCACGAAGTGGCGCTTCGCCTGAACGACGCCGAGATCGCCGCGATGCTCGAGGAGTTTGCGCGGATGACGATCGTCGTGAAGTCAGCCGACACCGAGCTGCCTCTCATCGACATCTACGACGAGCACTTCGCCGGGCACTATGACCAGCTGCTGCAGTGGGCGCGCTGGTGTCTGGAGGTGAACTTCTCAAGTTTTTTCGGCGCGAGCGGAGGCAGCAGCGTCCTCAGCAAGCTGTGGAAGATGCTCTCAGCGTTGCCGTCCCCGCTCACGTCAACTGGGCCATCCACCGGATCGCCAGCTCCCAGCGCTACTCCGCAAGCCTGATCGAGATCCAGCGCGAGTGGACGCTGGATGACTTGTGGGACGCGCATGATGTGCTCGACATGTACGAGGAGCTCGACCGCCTAGCCGCACAGCACCCCCGCGGCCGTCAGCCGCACCCGGAGGCAACATGACCGTCCTGCGTGAGCTCGTCGCCCGCCTCGGGTTCCAAGTCGACCGGGGCGGATTCCAAGAAGCGGAGCGCGGGGTCGCGAAGATCCGGGGCGCTCTCGGTGCGACCGACCAAGCGGCGCAGCTCGCCGAGCGTTCGGTGAAGAAGTCGGGCGACCAAGGTGGGAGTGCGCTCGGGGCGCTCGGCAGGGTCGCTGCGACGCTCGGCCTGAATCACCTCGTGACCGAGATGGTCCACATGGCATCCGACGCCAACGAGACTGCCAACATCCTCGAGCAGGTCTTCGGCACTGAGGGCATGAAGCAGGTCCAGGCGTGGTCCGAGACGATGGCGGATTCCATGGGCCGATCGAAGTACGCCCTGCGTGACTTCGCCGGCCGGCTCGGCGCCGTCATCGATCCGATGATCCAGAACAAGCAGCGCGCGCAGGAGATGGCGACGACGTTCACCGCGCTCGCAGTCGACCTCGGCTCGTTCTTCAACGCGACCGACGAGGATGCGCTGCTTGCGCTGCGGTCGGGTCTCACTGGGGAATACGAGCCGCTGAAACGCTTCGGCGTCGTGCTGAACGACAACACGCTCCAGATGTACGCCAACGCGCACGGCATCCAGAAGAAGGTCACCGCGATGTCGATCGCGGAGAAGACCGAGATGCGTTACGGCTACATCATGCAGGCGACGGCGAACGCCCAAGGCGACGCCGCTCGGACGTCGCAGGGCTTCGCAAACTCGTCGAAGGCGCTCTGGGCATCGCTGAAAGACCTCGGCACCGACATGGGTGCGTCGGTGCTGCCCAAGGTCGAGAAGCTGATCCACTACGCGCGCGACGGCCTCGTGCGTTTCAAGGAACTCGCGCGCGGCACGTACATCTTGCAGGCCGCGATGATGACGCTCGCCGGCGTAGCGGGCGCGCTCGCGCTCGAGATGATCGCGCCGTTCTTGGCGCCGGCCGTGGCGATCCTCGGCCTCATGGCCCTCGTCGACGAGCTGCACGCGATGTTCACCGGCGGCAAATCGATCATCGGCGACTGGCTCGACACGCTGGGCGGGAAGGGCACCACCGACGCGTTCGTGCAGCGGGTTCGTGGGTGGATCAACGTCCTCGAGGAATTCAAGGACGCGGCTCCAGACGTGCAGGGCAGCTTCAAACTCATCTCCGGTGCGATCGACGACGTCGGCTATCGGATCGACCGCCTACGCGACAAGTTCTTCGGGCTGCTCTCGTGGTGGACGAAGCTCGATCCGGGAGCGCTCCTGTCCAAGCGCGACGACGAAGGCCATGCACGCGCGCTCTACCAAAGCGGGCTCTTGAAGTTGTTCGGCATCAAGCCGCGCGCCTACAACCAGTCGGACGCGGAAGGCTACGCAGAGCAGGGCC